CTGGTGCATATGTTGCTCCTGATGGTGTAAATGTTAATCCTGAGAAAGAATTTTTTGAAATACTATTGTTTAAACTACTATTTGCAGCATCAAATGAATGAGTGTTATATTGTTTTGGTGTTGCAGTAATTCTTGCGTTTGATCCTGTAGGATCACTTATAGTAACTCCAATAGAAATTATATTATTATAACCAGAACCTAGTGTTAAATGACCGTACCAAGGGAAAGCAGTTCCAGATCCGACATAAGTATGAGGAATGGTGCTAGTGCCAACATTAACTCTAATTTCATTTGTTGATCCAATACCAACACCTGTTCCAATAATCGCAAATTTATCACCAATTGTTCCGTCTGGGAATATTGTAGTTGTTATTCCAGAATATCCTGGAGAACAATCAAACTCTAATCCTACTAATTTAACTTCATCAACATTTGGATCACTGAATTTAATATTATGTGCATCAACTGTTCTAATTGATAAGATTCCAGTATTATTATTGTAATTAGCAGTAGAGATAGCTAGAGCAGATCCAGTCGTCGCAACACCTACGTGTGTTGTGATTCCACCACCACCATCTAATATTGCTCTTACACGGGCACCTACGAGGGGTGCATAACCCAATCCAGTTGTAGATCCAAATGAAATTGGGATACCACCTCTTGGTAAATCATTATTATTAATATCTGTGGGATCGATAATTAATTCATTGGTACCAGCAGAACTTATACCAGAAAAAACAACAGAAGTAACACCAGTCGCACCACTACCAGATTCTATAATTTTAAAATTATTACTTGGGTTATTATCTGTTGAGGGTGTTTGGAATACTCCATTAATCATTAAAATTCCGTTTCCACCACTAGTTCCTATACCTATGGTATTTGCACCCCCAACAGTTAAAGTAAATGAGGTTGTTATTCCATTAAACTCATTTGATACATCATCAAATATTAGATTACTACCATAATCATTTCGAAGAAAAACTCTTCCTTGGAAATCTGATGTTTGGAGTAATAGATTACTAGGAGTTACCAGAATATCAGGATTTCCTCTAGGTGCATCGAGAAAATGTATAGTACTATCAACAATATTGAAAGATCCTTTAAATTTATCAACTTGTGTTCCGTCAGAATATGAAGATGCTGAAGTTCCAACAGAACCTCTTTCAACTTCTACAAGTGAAAAATTACCAATTGATGATAATCCAGGTATTACAGGTCCATGTGAAGTAGTTCCAAAACCAACATTTTTAATTCTCATGAATTCATTTTCAATTTTAATAATATCATCTGGGACTATTGTTGAAATTCCACTTAAAGAAATAACATCTGTTGAAATTCCTATTCCTCCACCAATATTATTTTCTAAACTATGAGTAACTAAACTGGGTGATACTGGATATTGAATGACATCATCAATTGAGATTAAAGATTTTTCATTTCTCTTTGCCATTGTAAATTTATGTCTATTTCCTTCTCCCAAACCTGTAAATGTAACTGCAGTTCCAGATTTTGTAGTTGAAATTTGAAAACTATTATCATCTCCCCTTATGGCAAATACTGTGGAAGGTAATTCTTCCATAGCTCCTGTAGATGACTTATATTGAATTGCAGTTGAACCTATTCCAATCACTGTTGATTCTGGAGTATAAATTAGTTCTTCACCTGTTCTAAAGAAATGATTATTAATATTGAAAGTACCAGTCGATGATGCTAATGAAACTGAATTTGGATTAAATGTTTTGGAAAAAATTGGAATATTATTTGTTCTTAATTCAAAATCCCTTCTATTAACTCTTTCACCATTAATAGCATTGTATAGTTTAAAAAATACATTTTCTATCAATCCTTCACCATAATTAAGAGAGTTTGGAATATTAAATCGATCAAATTCTTTATAGAAAGCTTGATTGAACACTGATACTGTAGTTACACCAACTAAATCATCTGGATAGAATAAAATCTCAAAATTACTACCATTAATATTTCCACCAAATGTTCCTAATCCTAAATTGCCATCTCCACTTGTCAAATACTGAGCTGGTTGAACATAAACACCTTGACCATCTCTAACAGATAAAACTTCATGAACTGCTCTTGAACCAGTTGTTGAATTAACTTCAACTAAAGATTTAACTGCATCAAATAAATTAGAATCTAATTCAACAACAGATGTTGTTCCAACACCACTACGTGCAAAACCCTCATATATAAGTGATCTTTCAGATTGATCTATTTGATCAGGAGATTTATATCTATATGTACCGATACCAACATCAGGATCTCCAAAACCAATAATTTTAGATCTAACAGTAACAATATCTGAGGTTGTATTTTCATACTTAAATGATAATGTTTGTCCAGATAAAGTTGCAGTCAAAATTCCTATTCTACTATTTGATAGAGATGAATCTTTAGAATCAATATATGCCTCTGCAATATAAGTATCTTGTCCATCATGAGTAACATAATTTTCTACAAAATTTGATTCTCCAGTTAAATTATTAACTATTTGAGAATTAACAAAGAATGAATTAATTTCATTTGTTGATATTGTCAATATTTCATTAGTAGATCCACTAACAAATGTTCCAATGAAAGCATTGTTATTAATTGGACCAACATTCACACTGGATGCCGAAGAAACAACATTTGTAAAACTACTTTGAAGAACTTTTATATCATAATCAATTTCAAATTTTTCAGTAGGAATAAATCTTAAAGTAGTGATTTTTGTATCAGAATTTTTAAATAATTCAAAAGATCCAAATCTATCTTCTTCAAAAGATTGATATTCATTTCCAGAATTTATTACTTGATATTTTTCTAACAATACATTTGGGTTTAAACTATTATCAGCACCTGCATCATCTCTATTAACTACAACAATTTCTGATAATTGAATTTGTGTTGTAATACCTGTTTTATCATTATTTGTAACTTTTAGTAATAAGTTAGTGTATTCACCGTTATTTGGTAACTCAAGAACATCTACAAATAAATTCAAATTATCCTCTAAGTTAGAAAACTCACTATTAATATTGTCTATCAAAAATACATCGTTAGTATTACATTTTATAAAATCTGATAGAGTAATATTTTTAAAATCAATTAATCTTGCAACATTATTCAGTACATCTTTATCTGAAACTAAATCAATATCATTTATTGCGTCAACTCTATTTTCTTGAATAATATCATTGATTGAAATTGTAAATGAAGTTGATCCAACTCCAACATTAGTTGTTGAGGAAATACCAGTATCCGCAAAATTTTTCAATCCACTAGTGTGTAATAGATTATTAACAGGTGTTTGTAATTCATTCCATTCAATAGAACTTTTAACAGAATAAGATAAATTTTGATAATAATCATTGTTAGGAATTACTTGTGTATCAGAATCTAATTTACCAATATCATCAAGCCATCCAATTTTTTTTATGGATGAAAAATCTACTTTATATCTTCCTAAATTATTAGTTATTTTTGAAACTTCACCAATATTTCCAGAAGTTCTGCCAACTATGATATCATTCACACCTATATTATCAACATCTGTTCCAGAAACTTTAATAAAGTTGTTGGTACTATCTGTAATTTTAACATCTAACTTAATATCAGTAGAAACTCCAACTATTCTTTTAACAAGTGATTCACCTATTTTATATCCCTCTTTAACTTGAATTGCAGTAAGTATTGGATAATCAGATTTTTTAATAACTGAAGTGAATGAGGTTGGTATTTGAACTGCTGTACCTAAATTTGTTGTTAATCCAACAGCATCAACTCTAAATTTAAATGGATTTGTAGCAATAATTGATTTTATTGGTAGGAAATTATAACCTAAATCTTCTGAGTTAAATCCAGATCCTCCTGTTCCAGATTTTTGAATACCTTCAATAAAAACTTCATCACCTGCACTAAGTGGTAATATTGGAAAACCTAATGTTGGTGTTATTAATGTAATGTTATATTCAGTAGCAGATACATTTTCAACTCTACTAATCGTGATACCATTAGTATTATTAGTTGTCAAAACTCTGACAGTATCATCAGGTAATCCATATGGTTTTTCTATAATATCAACAGATGTTATAGTATTTTCTACCATATTTGCTTGTAAAAATCCTTTATCGATTAAATTCCCTGTAGAACTATCAACAAGAATTATATTTGGAGGATCATTATAATTCTTTCCTCCGAAGGTCACAGTTACTACACCAACACTATTTGAACCTTTTAGTTCAATAATTGGTGAAATATAAGCTTTTGGTTCTAAAGTTCTATCAGAAGCAAATTCAAATCCTTGATTTATAATTCTAACTTCAGAAACATTACCTATATCATCAGATTCTGGAAGTATTATCGCATCTTTTCCAGAGGATGTAGATTGAACTCCCACAAATTCAGGTAATTTTCGATACCCAGAACCACTTGAAATAATATTAACTTTGTTGATCGGACCTATCGCTGTTTTTGAGTTTGTACTATATTCAAGTTTATCACAATCTGTTTCTGTGTATGTTGTGCTTTCTGGTAAGTCTTTTAAGAAGATATTAAATGATGTAACACCTACACCAGATATTGTGTAAGACCCACTATATTCACTATCAGTGTACAAAATTTCAGAATAATTATTTACATTTGTATCCGAGGTAGAAATAAATCCAGATTTATTTAAGTTATAAAATAACCTTTTAGGTAGATCATCACTATAGTTAATTGTTGTTATAGAACTTGCTGTTGATACATTAAATACTGATGTTGATCCAATGGATATAAATTCATTTTCAAATTCTTGATCATAGTAAATTTTAAATTCATAACCATGTATGGAAGAATCTGTGTGATCAAAAACTAAATCTCTATTTTTAATTGACTTAATTTGAGGATTTATTAAACTAATCGTTTGACCAGAACTACCTGTTCCTGTTATTTCTACAACATTTGGTATTGGTTGTAAAGCATCAAAAGAAGTTTGACATAATTTTATTAATTTATCTTCAACTTTATATACAAAATAATTACCTGTTGATAAACCAGTTGCACTTCCAGAATATAAAATCTTATCACCTGTTTTTAAATAATTTGTACTTATTCCAATTGTGTTAGCAGATACATCAATATCTGAAGGTTCAAATGTAATTGGATTAATTAACAAATTACCAGTATCCAAATCTCTTTTTACAACTACTTTTTCATCCGATCCAATTCCAGAATTTACTTTTGGTTTGACATTAAGAGTAATTAAGTTACTCTCAGAAAGTTCATGAGATGTTGAAACGGAAACTGAAGTTTTAATACGTTGAACTTTAGATAAAACCTGCGTATTTTCTACACTCTCAAAACGATATGAGTCACTATTTGCAGAGTTAATACTACGGAAAAAGACCTCTTCATAATTATTACCATAAACATCTGTTCCTATTCCTGTTTTAATTCCAATCGTATTTTGTCCTTTTTTTACAACATAAAGATTCGATGATGGTAAATTAAAAGTACCAGCATTTGTATCTGTAGAAATTGAAATTGCATTTGATCCAAATTGAATAAAATTAATTTTATCATTAGTTTCAAAAGGATGATTTTCAATGTAAATTTGTTTTACTGGAATACTTCGAGATACATTATTATTTCCAAATTTAAATGATACATCATATGAAGATCCTATACTAGTTCCCAATCCTACAGATTCTGCTGGATTAAAGAATATTTTTTTCTTTTGATTGGATTCAAAATAATCAACTTTTTTATTAATTGTAAAAGAATCTGGCAAATATTCAACAATTGAGCTCTCAGGATGTTCAGTTGAATAGTTTGCTGGTCCTCTTTTAACTCTCAATATATTAAGATTATCATATTTGTTTAAAATTTCTAAAGTTTCAGATCCTATCTTTATACTACTACCTATAGAAACAGATTCTGGAATGTTAGATACATATATTTCTGTTGTAATACCTGATGTATCGGAAGCACTAATTGTTGATATTGTATTTGTAACAAATGTTGTGATGCCAATTTTGTAAGATCCATTAATTTTTGATAAATTAGTAGAAATTCCAGAAATTTTTACAATGTCATCATTTTTTAATATGTTAGTTGTAGATGTTGAAATCCCAATGGTTAACTTATTTTCACCCCATGTTATTAACGAATCATCAAAATCTTCGATTGTTGTTTCTAAAGAATTTATAGGTTTTCCTTTTACCTCAGTAATTTTTGCGGCCAAACCATCACCACCAGTTTCTGAACTATCGAACTGTAAAATTTCATTTACTTTGTAACCAGAACCATCATTAACAATATTAATTTTATCTACAGAATCTGCACTTATTGATTGAATTTCAATTAATTGATTTTCTAATTCATTTGTTTCTATTATAAAATCATTATTAGCAAATTTATCTGCTACTTTATATGGGAAAGTGTTTCTTAAAACATTTGAGGTATTAAAATCAAAATTAGACTGATTTAAATTAGATATATTTTCCTCTATTGGTAAAGATCTGTAAGTATTTCCAATAAAATACGGAAATACTGGATTGTTTAGATTATCAATAATTGCATGATAAGCATAAATTCCGTTTGGAAACTCTACTGTTTTTTCAAATCTACCATTATGTTCATCTAAATCACCAATAGAATCATCGAATTTATAATCTTCGATAAATTCTCCTGCTTCAAAACCCTCTGGTCTATCTTCTATTGTTGATAGATCAATTTTATATCCAGATTCTAATCTTTTAAATCCTGCAATTGGGTTTGATGGAGATTCAGTAGGATTTGTTAATCCATACGCACCATATATTGGATTACCATCATATGCCCATCCAATTATACCAGAAATTTCATCTCCATCATCAGCAAAAAATTCTGGGTCGTATCCTAAAATATTATATTTTAAATTATTTTCAGTATCGATTAACTGTTCAGATCCTAATCTCTTTTGATTGTTAATAGTTAATTCTCTAATATTTAAATCAAATTTTACATTTTGACCCGCAGGTCTTACAAATATGGTAGAATCAGTGGAATATCCAATACCAGGATTAGATACAATCACGTTACTAATTCTTTGATCTACTATTACTGGATTTAAAACTGCACCAGTTCCTTTTCCTGTTGGATCTATTACTTCTAAATCAGGTAAAGAAAAATACTCCCTTCCACCAAAATCAATTTTGACCGAATCAATTTTACCATTTGAAATAAGTGGTTGTAAAGAAGCACTCCTTCCCGTTTTAATTGTTATTACTGGTTTTTTGTCAAGATTGATAATTGTAGATCCATAACCAGTTCCATTCTCATAAAGATACGCATCGACTATAGATCCTTTTACGAATGGTGTAATTTCTATAGATTTTGGATCGATTATACCCACCCCTGTTTCAATACCAATTGTAGATATACCAGATTGAATAAAACTAACAACTCCTTTTATATCAGGATATTTAAATTGTTGATATCCAGTTCCTGAAGTAGTTCCAAATCCAACTACATTTTTTGTTGTAAAATTAACTGTATTTGTACCATCAACACCACCATCACACAATTGAAATGAATCATTACTTTCTTTTAACACAAAATATTTTTTAGATGTTGATAACCCAGTGATGTTTGTTGGTTGTGTGCTTCCAATACCTGCTATAGATGAATATTCAATTATATCTCCATCATTAAATCCATGATTTTTAAAATTAACACTATTATAGTTTGTAGATATTCCTGATGGTTTAACAAACAATTTTCGATTCGTATAATTTTGACCACCATCAATAATTTTAATATCAAGTAAAGCTTGTTTTTGTACTACCTTAAATTTTTGATTACCCCCTCCAAATTTACCACTAAATCGAATTGCAAATGTGTTTATTCCGATTGAAGCTTGTTCGGGAGTTTCATATAATCTAATTGTTTTACTATTAATAATTTCTGGATAGTATGATCCAAAATTGGAGAGTGTTGTATTTGTTATTCCTATACCTATGTTCTCATTTCCGTTTGAATCATAAATTAAAGTTTCACCATCATTAAAGTTATGCTCATCTTTAAATATTATCTTTCCAATATCATCTGCCGAAGTTGATGTGTTTATACCACCACCATCAGTTGTATTTCTTGCTTCAAAGATAACTTCTCTAAATCTTTCACCTATAACTGGTTCTAGAACACATCCGCTTCCATTTCCACCAGTAACACCTATTGAAATAATTTTCTCAACATCAAATGTTTGTGGTATAATTTTAATTTCTTCAACCTTACCAGATACAACTGGTTGTAAAAGTGCTGTGGTTCCTATTCCAGCAGAAATTGTAATATTAGGTGGATTGATAACATCATAACCCTCTCCAGAATTTAATATGGAAACATTTTCAATAGGTCCGAATTTTATTTTATCTAGAGACTTATAATTACTTATTTCAACTCCATTAATTAACATTCCTGTTCCACCAGAAATTGTTTCTACCTTTGATCCATCTCTTAAACTTGAAGGTAGAGGAAATTTTTTCAATAACTTTTGAGGACCTATAACTCCTGATTTTTGACTATACAGAG